CAATAATTCTTTGTATAAATTTCCAGCAAGTCTATGACCAAATTTATGACCTTGTGTTTTTTCAGGTGATGATCTTATTGTATTTAAATCATCTAAAAATTCTTTTACTAAATCATCTGGTAATTCTGATTTTAAAATTGTTGAGCCAAAAGGTTTCAACAAATTACATTTAATATCACTCATTTTTAAACTCCGATATTGGTTTTAATTTATTTAAAGGTATCTTCCAAAAATATGGTCTATCAGATATATTTTGATTTGTCCAAATGCCACATTTTTGACAATTTTTTGCTTGTATGTAGCCACAAACATAGAAAGTTGGCGTATTATCTATGACTAAGAAATAATAATCTTCAGGTTTATAGTTTGGTCTTATTGTAAGGTATTTTTCATATTTAGAATACAACTGAGATTTTATTTGTGTTGGCTTTCCATTTATGATTATATCTTTACCATGATAATTGTTCACAGAATGAGTGAAATAATTAGAAAACTTTTTGGCAAGAGCCATTTCACATAGCGAACCAGAGATTGTTTTTCCCCACTTATCGTATTGATTACCTTTATAGCCATGACCCCACTTAATATTATCTCTCATACTCTCTACTTCTCTCAAAACTCCTGTCATAGCACCTTGTAATATTTCATACCAAGCTAACTTAACTGAGGGATAATCCATATATTTCTGACATACATTATTTAAATTAAAATGCAAATTAATTGTTGACTTAATTGTAAATAAGAATTAAACACATTGTCAATGGAAGAAAGATTTACAGATTTAGCATATCTCACAGGAGATTTTAAAAAAGCAAATACATCTGTCAGTCAGGCAGGATTAAAAACTATGGATTGGTTTCATAGTACACACCTTACAAAATATTTAAAATTTAAAAAAGAAAAACCATCAATCAGTTTTATTTCTGGTTCTTTTATACATGATTTTTTTCAAAAAAATATAAACAAAGAGGATATTGATTTGACTGAAGCTGAAACAGAATTTTCTAAATTAATTAATAGTTTAAATTTTGAAGATGAAAAACAAGAAATGAAATCAAAATTTATTTTAAAATATATAAAAAATTATGTTGGTAATCATCTTGAGGCAATAAAAGAAATATCTAAAAGTAAAAATTGGAAAATAGAAAAAAGTTTTTCTGATTGGTATGATGATAAATATATGGGTTCTACTTTAGATATTGCTACTGAAGGATATATAGATTGTTCTAATGATGATGAAAAAATATTTTGTGAACATAAAAATAGATTTGGCACAGCAAAATTTTCACCATTAAAAACAAATAGAGTTAGCACAACAGCAACAAGAATAGGTGATTGGATATATTCAAAAGCAAATAAGATTACTAAACCACAATTTACTCATTGTATGCAGTCAGCAGTTTATTCAAAGCATTTAAAAAATGAATACAAACCTTTTTTAATTTATGTATCTGAAAGTGATTACATAATCTTTGATGAAAATAATTGTTGGGAGTTATCGCCTGAAGGACTGAAATACTTTTTTAAAAAATTTATACAAATATGTATTCAAAGACAAGAAATGATGAAATTTGCTAATGGAGATATAAGAAGATTGGCTTGTTTAATTGGTGTGGATTGGTCTGAAATTAGAAATTACAAATCTAATTTTATGATGCAGAATTATCATGAAGAAGATATGCAAAAATTAATTAAATTTTATGAAAATTTATAAGGAGGAAAATGACAGACGCAATATTAATTAAGTTGGCTCAGTATCAAACTGAAACAAGAAAACAAAAACAAGAACTAAAAACTTATACTCAAAAGTTATTAGATAGAGAGGAAGAAATAAAAAAACTAAAAGAAGAATACGAAGAAAAAATTAAACTACTGAAAGACGATATAGCTTTCAAAGATAGAATGATTAAAGAACTAAGACCCAAACCAAAGATAAGAAAGGTAAAAAATGACAAATAATATATATAAAAAATTAGCAAACGCACAAGGTAAGTTTGTTAAAAAAGATGATAAAAAAAATGGTATGCACTTCAACCCATTATCCCATGATGCAGTACAGAAAGTATCTACAAAAGCGTTAAGTGATGAAGGATTGTATTCTGTTTGTAGTTATAAAAACTTTTTTATTCAAGATGGTTTTGTTTGTACTACTTGCACAATGAAAATTATAGATACTGATAGTAAAGATTTTATTGAAATTGAAACTCATGCTATTGCAAAAGCTGATAAGTATGGTTCAGGTAATGCTATGTCTTATGCTAGAAAATATGCTTTCTTAAATGCTTTAAATTTAAGAACAGGATTAGAAGATGACCAAGAAGAAGCTATTGATAGTGAGGATGGTTTTCCTGCTGAACCATTAATAATAGAAACAAATGATCCTGTTCCTAAACTTCACATTATAAAAAAAGAAAAAAAAATAGACGATCTGTATATTACAACAGCACTAGATAAAATTAAAAACAATAAAGAAAAAAAAGATTCTGTAGTTTTAAGAAGTGAAATAGAAAAACTTAAAACTGAGATAAATCAGTCTATGGGTTGGGATGCGTTTACCAAGACTGATACATTTACAAAGTTTAACGCATTAAGAAATCAAATAACCAAACAACGAAGGAGTTAAACTATGGCATTTGAATTAAAAGAAGGTGAAGGTTATCTAAACAGAGATAATGAAAACCCAGAAAAGTTTTGGGGTTCATTCAAACTTAGTAAAGATATGAGAAGGGGTGATACCTTAAATCTTACTGAGTGGATAAACACCAAAGATGATGGAAAAGTTGTTCATAAATTACAAGAAAGAAAACCAAAAGCAATGTAGCTTACTTCTTGCGAAGCAAGAGGTATTTAGCTTGTAATAGATGGGGTGGTTTGTTTTAAGCTCCCTTGCTAGTTAGTTGACTAACCACCCCTTTTATTTATGGACTTAATTATTTTGTATGATGGATTGTATAGTTTAGTGCCTGTAACAAAACAAATGTTAGAAGATGTAAAAATTATTAGTAGTGTAGATTGTTTTGATCTTTGCGACATACTACGTTTGAAACTTACTACATACCATGAAGGATGGAACGCACATATTATGAATGATGGTAGTGGTGATTTTTATGGATGTATTTGTAAATAAATTTAAGGAGAATAGATGTCAGATGACAATATAAAATGGATAGATATTGGTGAGAAAATGACCAAGCAAATGTTAGAACAAAAACAAAAAGAATATGGTAGCTTTGATAACAACTCTTATATCATTGCAAACTTCATACAATCTGTATTGGAAGTAACGAATGGATTTAAAATAAAAGTACCTATAACTTTAATACCACAGTTGATGATCGTATTAAAATTAACAAGAACAATAGATGATGGTAGTGGCAAAGATATTTATAAACTTGACACACACAAAGATATTGATGGGTATAATTCTTTACTAAAAGATATGCTTCACAATATGAAAGGTCAGGGTAAAAATGATTAATAAATCTAAGATATTTTACAGTCCAAGAATCAAAGAAATCATAGATTTTATGTCAGTTTATTACAATGAACACCAATGTTTTCCTAAGTTAGATGAGATTGGCAAAGCATTAAATCTTACAAAACAAAGAGTGGGTATTCTTTTAAAAAATGCTGAACGATTAGGATTGATAAAATCTGATAATGTTTTTATGAGAAAGTATATGTTGACGAAATCAACAAAAAACAGTAAATTAAAAGTCAATAATTATTATGAGTTGTAAAAAAATATATTACTATGAGTTTACTGCAACTCTTGAGGAGGAATTTGATTCTGTTGAGAAGGCAGCAGGACAAATAAATGCAACAGACAATGCAATTGTGAAAGAAATAACACACAAAAATCTGGTGCATAGTTTAATAAAAAAGGAGGAGGATGATGATAGGAAATAATGAGCTTCCTATAATCGAAAACCAAATGGATGATTTACATAGAAGAATAAAATCATCTGTTCGTAATGGAAATCTATGCGTTCATAGACTGAAGGATATAAGGTTGTATAGAAATCTGTTTAAAGAAGCTGTAAAGCTACAAGATAGACAAGCTAAGTATTTATACGAATAATTAGTATTGTTAGACATAAACTTTAAAAGAAAGGAAGGCTATCTATGTCTCAAAATAAAAGAAGAAAGACTGACGAACAACGATCAAGAGAAATAAGGTTCAACAAACATTGTGGTACAAGACTAAGAAATCTGAGGTGTAAGAATAAATACACACAGACTGATCT